TCCTGATGTAATTCTGATGGGTTATGACCAGTTCGACCGACTCTCTTCATTGCTACAGGCCCAGCAACGGTATCTGGACTGGGGTGAGTTCGTAGTCAAAGTTGGAGACGAATCCACTCTACCCGGCTCCCATGCTGGTTTCCAGGTAGCTACCTATAGGGGTATCCCAGTAATTGTTGATCCTGATTGTCAGGGTGCTTTCACTGCTGCTGATGCCAACCTTGGTTCTAACGTATATGTCATGGATACGAGATATTTGGAACTCGCTATAGCTGCCCCAACGCAGTATATCGACAACAGAGATTTCTTCCAGGCAAATGCGTTCGTTCTACGTGGACTCTTCTACACCATAGGTGAATTAAGAGCTTTACGTTTGGACGCACACGCCAAGATCACTGACCTTAACGCCTAATTTAGGCTTATTGTTGGTACAATAATATAGGGAAGCTAGTTTATTCTAGCTTCCCTATGGTATTCTTAATATTCTTATGCTGGAAGTAAGAGGGAGACCTCTGAGGGTGGGATAGGCGGTATCCAGTAAGGGAGCGTTTATATGGCTTTAACTATTACGGAAATTCATCGTTCAGTTTTCGGTAACAAGAGAATTGTTACTGCTGACTTAGATTGCGATTCCAGCTATCCTACTGCCGGTGAGTCTCTGACTCCTGCCGATGTAGGACTAATTGGTTTCGACATAGTATTGTTAACTCCTCAGTCAATCAGTAATACTGCTGATGAGGATTTGGCAGCAGACTTGGGCCATAGCCCGACGTTTGATTATACTAATAATAAATTAATAATGACTTATTCGGACCTTAACGCTGCTGCCGACGGTCCTAGCATACAAGTTGCTAACGCAGTTGATCTAACTGGTGTTAGAATTAGAGCCTGTATCATAGGTTATTAGGAATTTAACAAAAATTTAAAACGGTAGTACGAGTCAGCTCGACTATTGTTCTAAAACATTTTATGGTTTGTCCATTTTATGATTAAGAAGGATAGTCGAGTAGGCTATCCTTCTTTTTAGTTGGAAAAGGTATTTATTAGGTAGGAGGAAGATAGATGTTTCAGGTATTACAGGGACTAAAGATAGGTTCAGCCATCCTTAAAAAGTTACAGAGTTCAGATAATCGTGCTGAATTAGTAACCACTTTGTTGGATGTTTTGGGTGATGGTAAGTGTACTAAAAAAGAATGGACAGAATTAGGAAATTTGCTGGGTGTATTTGATTCAGCTGGAGGTTAAATGAGTTTATTAGGACGGTTGGCCTCATATTTTAGCCTTCGTGTCCGTAGAAAGAATATAGGTAAGTACAATTTTGGTGCAATTCATTTTAATAATTATGAATTACCTATAGTTGGATTCGCTCATCCTCATATTGGGACTCCTAAGCTTTTCTACGTGGACCCAAAGACCCTAACTAAGCTTTCAGGGAGTGATGATGGCAGCACCGAAGATTAGGACCCAAATTGAACTCGAACAGCCGTTAACTTCATTTCGTGGATTCACTAAAACTACTAGTGATGGTACTGCCACCACTGTTTTAGATACTTCTACTGTGATGGAAGAGGCTAATCGAATTACTTTTGTAGTCGAATTAGGTGATCTATACGTAAATTTTGGAAGTGCTGCCACTAGTGACGGTACTTCTATGTTAATACCTGCTGGTACTGGATACACTGAAGAGAAAATTCAAGTAACTGGAGTTATTTCGGTTATGCGGGCAGGTACTACTAATGGTCGTATCCGTGGTGGAGTCTGGGGTAGATAATGTCGATTCAGTCAGGAAGTACGTACGGTCTTAGGTCAATTATGGACCTTAGTCAGCCGTATACGGCGTTTAAGCCCTTTTCGTTAACTACATCTAGTGAGGATGCTACTACAGTACTGACAGTATCTGACTATATGGAGGAGGCACATAGAATTACATTAGTAGTGGATAAGAATGATCTATATATAAGTTTTAATGGTACTGCTACTGCTGATGAAAGTTCGATGTTGCTACCTTCTGGTACTGGATATACTGAAACTGACATCAGTATAACTGGAGATATATCAGTTATTAGAGCTAACCAGGGAAATGGACGAATAATCGGAGCTATATGGGGACGATAGTCCTATTCGGGTAGTAATGCCCTTATTAATGGAGTTTTATAATGCCAATACCTAGAGGATTTGAGTACAGATTTTCAGAACACGAGGTTAGAACCGTTCGTGAGTCGGTAGGCACTCTTTCAAAGTTTATTCCTATAAATGTGACCCTATCTTCTGCTAATACTGCGGAAGATCTAATTAATTTAGACAATGCTAAGCTCCCAGCTATGAATTTAATAACTAATCCTAGCATGGAGACTGGCGCAGGTCTTACAGGATGGACAGCAAGTGGCTCTACGATGACACGTCAGACCACTAATCCCCGAACTGGTAGCAATGTTATGCGATGTGTTACTGCTAATGCTGCTGCTAATGAGGGTGCATACTTTAGAATGACTGGAATTCCTCGTGGCTGGTATGCCTGTACTGCGTATGTACGGCGAGATGGAGGAGGAACTGTTATAGGTAGAGCAACTAGTGATGGAGGAACAACCTTCTCAGATAGTCCTGCTGTTACTATGGCCGATAACTGGACTGGCAGAGTCAGTGTTTTACATCAAGTTACTACTGATAATGCTACTCTAGACTTCTATATAGTTACTAATACTCAACAAAATATCACTTATTTCGTTGAAGATGCTCAAGTTGAGCCAGCCTGGGGCTATGTAATGGGCATGGCAGGAGGAACTAGCGATCCTAATCCTCCTATGGCGGTTGCCACTGACTTTATAGACCCATTATCTGATAGATTTTCACGGTATTTAGGCACTACTGACGCCTCAGTATCTATAAGAGAGCCTAGCATATCAGAAATACATGATATTTATTTATATTCTTTGACTAATGATGCTGTAATTGACTTTAATAGGACAGCCACTAACACTGGTACTCCTGGAATGGTACTAAAGGCTGGAATATCCTATGCCATCAATATCAGACAGATAGTTAAGCATAATATTAGTTTTAGAAATAACACTAATGGTGAAACTTGTAACGTAATTGGGTACGTAAGGGGAATTTAGTCGTCAAATGACTCTAATTAGGGGTGTTGGCGGTAGAATCTAGACTAATATAAGGATAAAATATAGTTATGGGACTTTTTAACGTCCATACAGTGTCAAATGGCTATCGATCTGACTACTTTCAGTATCTGTCAGAGCAGTGGGCTACATCTGAGAATGAATTTACTGGTATGTGGAACCGTGATACGACTGGTTCTGCTACTATTACTAGGGTTAACACTGATGTTGACATGCCAAAATGCTCTCTTACAGTTCCTGCAAGCAATACTGCTAGGCTTAGATCTTTATTTACCTTTAGAGCCACTCCCAGTAAGTTCTCTAACACCAATAATACCACTATGGTACGTGGAGTATTCCTAGAATTCGAGGCTAAATTCACAAATGTAGCTAATATTGATAATGCTTCGTTCTTTATGGGTCTTAGTGACTCTACAACAGGTGTCAGAACTACAGCGGATATCATAGGATTTGGACTTAGTAGTGATGCTATACAGACGATAAATGATAGTTCCGGTACTGAGACAGTAACTTCTATATCAGATATTACTTTGACTAACAGAAATCTATTTAAAATATCGATTACTGAGGGTCAAGTAGAGTTTTGGATCAATGGTAATCAGGTGGCCACTCATACTACTAATTTACCCGATACATTGCCATATTTAACTTTTTATTGTGCGAGTGAGAGTGGTGGAAGTTCTACATTAGATGTGGGATTCTGTCATGTATTCTATCGTGGATTCGATGATCAGAGGGCTTTTTAATGCCAGTTGAACTTAGACAAATACATCATGTAATACCTCAAACTTTTACGTCCGGTAATAGTGAATCCGCTATCAGTATGACGAATACTTCGACCGGACCAGCTTTTATTGCCCAATCTTCTAGAGATAATTCCTCTAATCAGGTAGCAGTCTTTAGGGGAGGTAATAGGGGTACTCCGGCTGATGGAGATGCTGGATATATAAGTTATACGTTAGATAATTCAGCTGGGACTCAGACTGAATTTGCTAGGATGACTTGGACTGCTAACGATGTTACCTCCAATACAAAGGATTCTAAAGTAGTTTGGTCCGTTCAGACTGGAGATACTCTAACAAATGTAATGGAAATTAGCAGTTCTTCTTCTGGAGCAGTGACTCAGACCTTTTCTGGTGGTGATATTGTCCTACCTGACAATGTTTCTATTAAATTAGGAAATAGTGGTGCAGATGCAGATATTTCCTCTGATGGTACTGACGTAAAGTGGATAGTTCCGAATACCGCAGACGTAGTTATAGGAAGGAGTAGTGCTCCTAGTCCTGATTCATTGGTCCATATATGGGCAGCCAGTGCAGGTAGCATAAATGCTGACGGTACTTCACTGTTAACTATAGAGAATAGTGGTACTGGGGCTATAAATATACTTGCTCCTACCTCAGGTGCGCTACTTTTTGGGGATGCAGCGGACGCTGATGTGGGTAAAATCCTTTATACGCATTCTAGTAACACTCTGAATGTTACTATTAATGCAACTTCTCAATTAGATTGGACTGATGGGGCTTTTGCTTTCCAAAAGGCCACTACTATATCTTCTTCAGGTGCTATTACTCTCAATACGAGTGCAATATCAGGTACAGCCATTAAAGATGAAGACAATATGGCTTCAGACTCAGCTACTCACCTAGCCAGTCAACAAAGTATTAAGGCTTATGTAGATAGTGTTAGTGGTACTCTATCAGGATTAAATGATACCTCGTTTTCGTCTTTAGCTGACAACAATTTCACTCAATATAATGGCAGTAATTGGATAAACTCCACATATTTAGATTTTGCTAAGATAGCTGCTCCTGCTGATCCCGGAGCAGAAGAGGGAAGACTCTATCTAAAAGAGGTAAATGCTAATAATAATGCTTTAGCCGTTAAAATACAGAAAGCGGGTAGCATTGTTGAAGTAGAACTAACATCTCCAGGTGCAGTTTGTGCTGAATGTGGTAGCTCTGATGGTGCTACAGACCCTACTTACGATTTCCAGCGTGGAATTATGATACTTAATCTATGGTGTGGACATACTTACGAACTTGAACTTCCTGAGTGGAGGCAAATAGCTTAATGGTTACTTATAGAGCAGGAAATTTTATTTCTGGCACAGCAACTCAGAGAGGTAACCTCTCTACTGGCAGTTTACAAGCTAATCTCAGATTTTTTGAGACTGATACTGATGATATGTATCAGTGGGATGGGGATTCTTGGAATTTAATGTCTGGTAATACTGTTGCTGAGACATTAAGCAGTAAAACTTTAACTAGTCCAGTATTAAATACTGGAATTTCCGGCAGTGCTGTTAAAGATGAAGACAATATGGCATCTGATAGTGCCACACATGTTGCCACTCAACAGAGTATTAAGGCATATGTTGATTCCACCTCTGGAACTGTTACAGTCACGGATAATGAGAGCACTAACGAGAATAATTTAGTTACTTTCGTTGCTAATGCCGCTACCTCTACTGGAACTCATGGGTTAGAGATGGACGGTAATCTTCACTATAATCCTAGTACAGGTGCTTTAACCTCTACTGGATTTACTGGGGCTTTAACAGGAAATGCTACTACTGCTACGACGTTAGAAACGGCTCGTACTATTGGTGGAGTGTCCTTCAATGGATCCGCCAATATAAATTTGCCGGGTGTGAATACTGCTGGAAGTCAAAATACTTCTGGTACTGCTACTAATTCCACTAATGTTACTGTGACTGATAATGAGAGTACTAATGAAGACAATTTAATTACTTTTGTGGCAGGAGCAGCTACTTCTACTGGTAATCACGGATTAGAGATGGATGGAAATCTCATCTATAATCCATCAACAGGTAGATTAACCGCTACTCAGTTAGGTGGAACTTTACAAACAGCTTCTCAGACTAATATTACTTCAGTAGGGGCATTATCTGGTGGATCAATATCTAGTGGATTCGGTGCAATAGATAATGGAGCCAGCACTATTACTACTACAGGTCTTATTAGTGGTGGTTCATTAGATATAGATAGTGTGCTTATTAATGGATCTACTATTGGTCATACAGACGATACTGATTTAATTACTGTTGCTAATGGTATAGTGACAATTGCTGGAGAAGTTTCTGTAACTACATTAGATATAGGTGGTACGAATGTTACTTCAACTGCCGCTGAATTAAATCTTCTTGATGGTGTTTCTGGTCTTGTTCAAGCAGACTTAACTAAACTAGCTGCCATAGATTCTACTGCAGCAGAAATTAATTTACTTAATGGTGTATCTGGACTTGTTCAAGCAGATCTTACTAAGTTAGCAGCCATTGACGCAACTGCGGCAGAAATAGATTTATTAGATGCGTTAGATAGGGGTTCGATTATTTATGGTAACTCCATCGGAGCTACTGCTGTATTAGGACAAGGTGGTGCTGATACAGTATTAACATCAGATGGGACAGATATTTCATGGGCGGCTATTCCAACTGCTAGTACAATTACCATTAGTGCTAATAACAGTACAGATGAAACCGTTTACCCAATATTTGTGGACGGTGCTACAGGTGGTCAAGGGCTAGAGTCCGATACTGGATTAACTTATAACCCAAGTACTGGAGTTCTTACCTCTACTACCTTTACTGGTGCTTTATCTGGAAATGCTACTACTTCTACGAGCGTCACAGTAACTGATAATGAAAGTACTAATGAAAATAATTTAATAGCTTTTGTGGCTGACGCAGGTACAGGTACTGGTAATCATGGTTTAGAGATGGATGGAAATCTCCATTACAACCCAAGTAGTGGAACTGTAACTGCTACTACTTTTGTAGGTAATCTAACTGGAAATGTAACCGGTGACACTTCTGGCAGTTCTGGAAGTACTACAGGAAATGCTGCAACTGCCACTCTTGCGACGAGTATTACGGCAACCGCAAATAATTTAGCCAATGAGACTGTATATTTAACCTTTGTAGATGGAGCTACAGGTACTCAGGGTATAGAGACTGATACTGGATTATCTTATAATCCTAGTACTGGAAACCTTACTGCTACTACTTTCAATGGAACAATGGAGGGTACTGCAACAAGTGCGACAAAAGTTACTGTTACAGATAATGAAAGTACTAACGAGAACGATTTAATACCATTTGTGGAAAATGCTGGTGCTGGTACTGGGACTCATGGTCTAGAAATGGATGGAGATTTCCACTATAACCCATCTACAGGACGATTAACGGCGACTCAATTATCAGGAACACTACAAACAGCGGCCCAAACTAATATTACATCTGTAGGAGCATTAAATGCTGGTTCTATAACATCTGGATTTACCTCTATAGATGTTGGATCAGGGGCTATAACAACTACTGGAACCGTAACTGCTGGAAATCTAACTGTGAATGGGACAACTACAACAGTTAATTCAACTACAGTTACTATAGATGATCCGATCTTTACTTTAGGTGGAGATTCGACTCCCGGTTCTGATGATAATAAAGACCGTGGAATAGAGTTTAGATGGCATAATGGTTCAGCAGCCAAGATAGGCTTCTTTGGATTTGATGATTCTACCGGAAAGTTTACTTTTATTCCTGATGCTACAAATAGCTCTGAAGTCTTTTCAGGGACTGCTGGTACTATAGTAGCCGCTTTAGAGGGAAATGCCTCTACAGCCACGGCATTAGCTACAGCTAGGACTATTGGAGGAACATCCTTCGATGGGACTGCAAATATAGCAGTAGCTTTGGCCGCTACAGCCACTACATTAGCTAGTGCGAGAACTATTGGTGGAGTATCCTTTGATGGGTCTGCTAATATTAATCTTCCGGGTGTAAATGCCGCAGGAAGTCAAGACACATCAGGAACTGCCGCACTTGCAACTGAGTTTACTGCTACTGCTAATAACACAGCAAATGAAACTGTATATCCAGTATTTATTGATGGTGTTTCAGGAGCACAGGGAGCAGAGACAGACTCAGGACTTACTTATAACCCTAGTACTGGAGTAATAACAGCTACACAGTTTACAGGAGCCGTAAGTGGTAATGCAACCACAGCTACTACTGCTACCAATGCCACACACGTAAACGTAGCAGATAATGAAAGCACCAATGAAAATAATCTTATTACTTTTATTGAAGATGCTTCAGCTACAGGAAATGTGGGATTAGAATCGGATGGAGACTTCCATTATAATCCTAGCACTGGAACTGTGACAGCTACTACCTTTGCTGGAGCATTAACAGGAAATGCTTCAACGGCTACAGCATTAGCTAATGCTAGAACCATTGGAGGAACATCCTTCGACGGAACTGCCAATATAGCGGTTGCTTTAGCCGCTACTGCCACCACACTGGCTACTGCTAGAACTATCGGAGGCACATCTTTTGACGGCTCTGCTAATATAGCTGTAGCACTGTCCGCTACCGCCACTACCCTAGCAAATGCGAGAACTATAGGAGGCACTTCTTTTGATGGTAGTGTAAACATAGTTCCTGCAACTATAACGGTTGCAGACACAACAGATATCAGTTCTTATGTCGCTTTATTTGAAAGTGCTACTGGCGATTTAGCCCCTAAAACTGATGCGGGTATAACATATAACGCTGGAACAGGCGTATTAACCGCTACGGGCTTCTCAGGGCCATTAACGGGCAATGTGACAGGGAACGTGTCAGGTAGTGCTGGTAGTGCTACTGGTAATGCGGCTACAGCTACAGAAGCTACTAATGTGACAGCTGTGGCAAATAATAGCACCGATGAAACGGTTTACCCCACTTTTGTAGATGGTGCCACAGGTACACAAGGTATAGAAACTGATACTGGACTTACATATAATCCAAGCTCAGGTATTTTAACTTCTACACAATTCACGGGAGCCGTTAGTGGAAATGCAACCACTGCTACCGCTTTGGCTAGTGGCAGAACAATAGGAATGACGGGGGATGTTGTTTGGACTTCTGCCAGCTTTAATGGTTCTGGTAATGTGACAGGCTCAGCAGTAATTCAAGCAACTTCAGTAGAAAATTCTATGTTAGCTGGATCTATCGCAGATAGTAAGTTAAATACTATTAGTACAGCAGGAAAGGTTGATTTAGCCGCTTTAGAAATTGATGGTGGTACTGACATAGGAGAGGCTCTAGTTGATGCAGACTTATTTATTGTTGATAATGGGGCTGGTGGAACAAACAGAAAAATGGCGGCTAGTAGAATAAAAACATATATTGGGGCCGCTGACGAAGGCTTTGCTATAGCAATGTCTGTAGCTTTATAAGGAGAAATTATGGCAACAGAATTTAAAAAAGTAAGTCTAGCCGATATTCCCACATCTCTAACTACTTTATATACGGTTCCTTCTAATTGTGACACAGTAGTTATAGGATGTTTGATATGTAATAAACATAGTGCTGACATTACTGTAGATGTGCTGATTGATGTGGAAACTAGTGTAACTGTTGGAGCGGCAGCTAATGAAGATGTTTACCTAATTAAAGGAGTAACTATTCCAACAGGAAGCTCTCTAGATATAATTAATGGAAATAAAGTTGTACTTGCAAATACTAGTACGAATACTGGAGATGCTATTCGTGTATTAGCCAGTAATACAAATGCAGATATTCTTTTGTGTATCTTAGAAAATACTTAGGAGTGAGGCAATAATATGCCGTATATCGGTAAAGTTGTAAATTCAGTCATTCCAACTAATTCAGTGACTAATGTTAAGTTAGCTGATGATGCTGTAGATAGTGCTGAGATTGTTGATGGTGCTGTTGATTTAGCCCATATGTCTGCTAATTCAGTAGATTCTGACCAATATGTAGATGCGTCTATTGATTTTGCACATATTCAAAATGTTGCAGCTAATTCCATATTGGGAAGAGACGCCAATAGCTCTGGCGTTCTGTCTGCAATAGCCCTTGCTACTACTCAAATACTTATTGGGGATGGTACTGGTTTTACTGTTGCCGCTTTATCAGGCGCAGCTACAATGACAAATGCAGGAGTAGTATCATTAGCCGCTTCTCAGTCTGACGTTACTACATTAGCTGGATTAACTACAGTAGGTAGTGTTGCTAATGCTTTGACTATGACTTTCTCTGATATTACATTATTTCATGATGCTAATAATGCTGATACCTCTTTTAGTATAGGAACTAGTGCTACTGAGGCATTAAAAATAGAAGTATTGAACGGAGCAAGCAATAAAACTGCTGAAGAAGTTCATTTTTCTACCGCCACGGCCTCTGGTACAGGCCATCACGGTAAAATGGTGTTTGATGTAGACGGTACTGACATTATTACAATACAGGATGATGGAGTAACAATACATACTGGAACAGTAATTGGTAATTTAACAGGCACAGCGACTGTAGCTTCAACAGTTACAACTGCTGTAGACAGTTCAAATGATAATGCTGCATATCTTGCCATTGTTAATGCCGCAACAGGCGATCAGGCTGTTAAAACTCATGGTGATGCCTTATATGACACTCAGTATGGTATTTTATATGGTCTTAATGAGATTAGGGTAGATGACTCAGCAAGCAATTCTGCTGGTGATCCTGGATTTTGCTTTAATGGTGATGCTACTACTGGATTTGGCAGATATGATACTGGTGAGACCCATATGTCTGTAGCCGCTAGAGAGATATTTACCATGTTTTATACGTCAGATTTTGGTAGATATATGAAATTTGAGCAAAAATCGGGTGGAAATCACCAAACTATTTGTTTTGATACTGTGATTGATGATGATCATAAGGTAAATGGTATTACCATAGAGGGTGAAGTAGGGACTGGCGGTGCTGGGTTTATGGAATTGGTTTATATTCTACATGAGAGCGGTGAAACTCCTACAGGGAGATTCTGTAAAGCCTTAGCTACTGGTACGGGAACTATGCCAGCAGTGGGGCTTAATTATACAGCCTCTAAGAGTGCTGGAGAGACTACAAGAATTTTAATTCAAGGTATTGTTAGGGATGATACCTGGGCTTGGACACCTGGAGGTAGAATATATGTCGGTGAAACTGCTGGAGCTCTAACTCAGACTGCTCCTAGTGATGATGGAGATTTCATACAGGTAGTAGGAATTGCGTTAACTGCTGATTCTATATATTTTGCTCCAGAGTTAACAACAATCGAAAGTGCTGGATAGGGGGAATAATGCCAAACATTGAAAATGTAAATGGTGTAGGAGCAACTTCTATTGATAAGATTAATAGGGTAGCAGCTTCCAGTATTCAAAGTGTTAATGGACAAGATTTAGTTACTTTTGAACAAACTACTTGGACTTTCAATAGTAGCAGTAACCTACTTATACCAGCAGGAGCAGCTAATATTAATTACACCGTAATTGGCGGTGGTGGCGCAGGTGGTAATGCTAGTGCATGGCCTCAACTTGCACCCGGCCCCGGTGGAGGGGGTGGAGGAGCGACACAAACTGGGACTGTATCTGTTGGTAACACTGTTGGGGAGACAATGACTATAACCGTAGGAGCTGCAAACGCTGCAAGCTCTGTATCCGGTACAGGTTTAGCCACTTTAACAGCTAACGGTGCTAATAATGGTAGTGGATATGGTGGGTATGGTATAAGCAACAACAACCAAGGTAATGGTGGCACTGGGTCAGGTGGAAATACTAATACTACCGGAGGAGTTGGCGGTGACCCTAACCAAGCAGGACAGGCTGGTGCTTGTGGTGGAGGAGCCGGGGGCAAAACTAATACAAGCCATGACGGACTTGCTGGAGGGGCAGGAAACATAGGTGGTGCTGGAGGTCAGGGTTCTGGCGCATCTAATATACTATCACAGGCTCATGGCCCAAACTACGAAGGCAATAATATGTGTACCAATCCCGGTTGGGGTGGTGCAGCAGGAACAGCCCCCGGAGGCGGTGGAGGTGGAGGAGGACATGGTAACTGGACTCAAAACTACCAACCCGGTGGAGCAGGGGCTACAGGTAGAATAACTATAACAGGGTATCCAGCATAGGAGATAGTGATGGCTGATAAATTTACCTGTAAAACAGAAAGCTGTCCTAGAGTATTTGCGGTATGGCAAAAATTATATGGAACTAATACCATTGAGATACTATGCCCTATTTGTGGGCAAAGAAGTACCTTTACAAAGGATGATACGCCATGAGCATATGGGCTTTAGTTGAAAACTCAACTAACATTATTGTTAATATGATTAACTACGAAGAGGGAGACTCATATACCCCACCCACAGGACATGTAATAAAAGAGTGTACTGAAGATAGAGGCGTCTGCATGATGGCTGGCACATACAATCCTAGCACTGATAAGTTTGTTGTTACGGCATGGTATCAGGCTATGTTAGATGCAGAGGAGTAGTAATGTTAATAGAGTTTATAGGTTCTCCTACCGCAATGGGGCATCCTCATCCTCATCCAATGTCAAAGACAATACCCGATTGGTGGAGACAGATGCCTACAACATTTGATAAGAATGGTCATAGATATCCAGACCTTACAGGTACAAACAACGTATCAGACATATCACCTAACCCACCTACAATCAGGAAATGTATTCCATTTCTAGATACACTAAGAAGTGGGTACTGCATACCTATGTGGCGTGATCTAATTGTAGGTCTCGATGAGAATGATAATCCTATACTACAGTGGAGATCAATGCTTGAATCTCCAGTAGCAGATGTAAGACCTTGGGCAGGATTTGTAAATGAAGAAACAGGTATAGGCTTACCGGGTACTGAAGATGCCGATAAACCTAACGCATTCATACTATATAATCCTTGGCAGATTAGAACCCCACCGGGATATTCCAGCCTATTCACCCCAGTCCTTAACTCTGATATACCGTTGCACTTTTCATCAGGCATAGTTAACACAGACACATATCAGAACATAGTGAACTTTCCATTTTTTGTTAGGAAAAATTGGAGAGGAACAATCAAACGTGGGACTCCCTTAATACAAATCATCCCATTCAAAAGAGACGAGTGGGAGCATGAGATACGTATAGCAACTGAAGAAGATCAGAAGAACTTCGCTATATCTCGTAGTCACATAGAGGGGCAGCACACTGATGGGTATCTACACAATCATGGTTGTCCAGTTAAACATACATAGTCACTGTTGATAGGACCATAAATGCAACCTAGTAAATTGGAAAAATTTAGACCTACTCATACAGTAGAAAAAACTGGAGTATAGATATGCCGTATATTGGAGCCAACCTTTTCGTCGTACCGGATGATCCAATAACTAATATAACTAGTATAACGAATGTCGCATTAAAGATGGGTAGGGATACTGACAATTTAATTGATTTCGCCACTACTGATGACGTGATAATTCTTAGGGTAGCTGGCGTTAATGAAATTAATGTAGCAGCAAACGTGTTATCTCCTGTAACCAGTGATGGAGCAGCTTTAGGTACTGCGTCATTAATGTGGTCAGATTTATTTGCAGCCAGTGGATCTGTTATAAACTTTAACAATGGTGATATGACTATAACTCATTCTGCTAATACTCTCACTGTTGCTGGCGGAACCTTTGCTACTGCTGCTTTGACTGCAAGTACAGGTGTGTTTTCTGGAATACTCAAGACGGATGATACGACTGATGCTACTAGCGCAACTGATGGATCTTTACAGACAGATGGTGGTTTAAGTGTTGCAAAGGTGGGGTTTATAGGCACTGATTTAAAGGTTGGGGACGATGTGTCGTTAACATCAGACTTTTCAGTCTTTAATATGGGTGCGGATAATGATTTTACTATTACTCATGATGGAACTACTGGAGCAACTATAGCTGGTACTCCAATTTCAGTTAATTCTACTGGAGCATTAACCCTAGATTCATCTACAGACATTACATTAGATGCTGACGGCGGCGATGTTTTCTTTAAGGATGCCGGAACTACATTTGGTAGTGCCACCAATACTTTTGGAAACCTAATCATTAAATCTGGAACTACTACAGCTGCCACATTTGCTGGCGCAAACGTAACTTTTGCTGGAACAATAGGTTCTGGAGCAATTACTTCAACTGGAATAGTAACAGGTACAGGATTTACTGCTGGCAGTGCTGTTCTTGCGGAGGCAGAGTTAGAACTATTAGACGGTATTACTGCTGGAACTGCTGCTGCAAGTAAAGTACTTGTTCTTGACGCAAACAAAGATATTGGCACAATCCGTAACTTAACCATTGATGGGGTATTTACAGACGGTAACTACACATTTGATACGTCTGGAAATGTTTCTGGTTTAGGGACAGTGGGTTCTGGTGCAATCACTTCATCCGGTGGGCTTACTGGAACTCAGGTAGATATTCTGGCGCAAGGGGATTTACGTCTACAAGATAGTAGTGGTGGGCAACATATAGCATTAGAGGCTAATGCGACTACTACTACTTATACGCTTACATTTCCTGCGGCACAGGGTGGGGCATCCACACATTTGCAGAATAATGGTAGCGGGGCTTTAAGTTGGGCCACAGCATCCGCTGGGGTTGGGCTTGGCCTAGTAATCGCACTAAGTTAAAAGGAGAAAATTATGGCAGACGTATTAAAAAATGTGAGGGCTGAGATTACGACAACCGCAGGTTCGGCTGTCCTAGATGGGGCCGCAAGCAAAACATACACCATATTAAGTGTGACTGTTTGTAATTCTCACGCTACTAATGACGAAACATTTAATATGTTTTGTACTACATCTGGTAAAGGCACACCTATCTATATATATGAACAACAGAGTGTTCCAGCTAAAGCTACTTTTGAACATACATCAAAGATTGTGTTGTTAGCAAGTGAAGAGCTTTGGATAGAATCTGACAGTGATCCTGATGATACAGATGGATTACATGTTGTTGTTAGTTATCTGGAGCAAGATGATTAATGGGTAAATTAATAGGCGGTGCGAGCGGTCTGTTATCTGGACTCGTTGGTGGCAAGAGCTACCAGAGGTTCATAGCTAATGGCACATGGATAAAACCAGCCAACGCTAATTGGGTTTATTTTGAAATAATTGGTGGTGGTGGCGCTGGTGGAGGCGGGGGTACAAGTGATAATGGTGGAGCAGGTGGTGGTGGAGCATTTTTCACCCAACGCTTTCCAGCAGAAGTAGTTCCTGAAAGGCTCACAGTAGTTGTTGCGGCAGGAACAACTGGGGGAGCCGCAGGTAATAACAACGGTGGGGCAGGTAATTTTTCTTCGGTTAGCGATGGTACTTTTACTATTAAAGGTTATGGAGGCGGTGCAGGAAAGGGTCATTCTAGTGGTGGCCCATCTAGTGGTGCTGGTGGGGGCGGTACAGGTGGGGCCGGAGTTGTTGGAAGTGCAAGTGCAGGAAGCAGCCCAAACACGGCAGGTGGCCGGGGTGGTTACCCAACAGTAAATGCCTTACTTTCATCTGCTGGAAATGGAAATGATACTGCTGCTGGAATGGGTGGCGGCGGTGGATGGGCGCATCACGGCAGTGAAACCGCTGCTCAGTCTGCTGGAAGCGGTGAATATGGTGGCGGTGGTGCCGGAGGAAATGAGGGTGATGGAGGCTCTTCCATATATGGTGCTGGTGGTGGGTCAGGAGTCGCATGGACTGCTACTCCGGGTTCTCCAAATGGTGGAGAAGGTGGCTCATGGGGGCAGTATGCTAATGGTGGGGGTGGCGCACCTAATGATTCTCCCACAGGTACTGTTGTAACAGGCGGTACTGGAGATAGTCGTGTATACGGTTGCGGAGATGGTGGAGGTTCAGGACTTAGAAATTCTGTTACAGGTACTGACCCCGGCAATAATGGTGGGAATGGAGGCACTCCCGGTGGTGGGGGTGCTGCTGGAGAATATGGACGAGGCGGTGCGTCTGGTGGGGCTGGTGGTACTGGTGGTAGAGGCGAAGTACGAATAACGGTGTGGTGATATGAGTGGATTAGTGCATAGCAGTGATTTAGGTGCGTCTGGATTAACAGGCGATTGGAGACTGTTCAGGTTTACAGCTTCTAATTCCGCATGGACTATTCCAGCCAGTTACACCATGCTCTACTGCGAGGTCATTGGCGGTGGTGGATCAGGTGCTGGTGGTAGTAGTGGCAACTTTGATGGCGGCGGTGGAGGAGGCGGTGGAGCCTTTGCATGGGGAATGTATTCAATTTCTCATATGGCTACCGCTGGAATAACTGCCCTCAACGTCACTGTAGGTGCAGAAGTTGCTGGAGGAGCCGCGGCTACTGCGGGGAATACTGGCAATAATTCTTCTATAGTTGGAACTGCTTCAACATCTGGATATGGGAATATGACTCTCAGTGCGTTTGCTGGGGGCGAAGGGTCTATTGCAAATGATATCACTGGCGGCGGTGGAGGTGGAGGCACAGGGACTATTGGTACTGATGCTTCTAGCTCTACTGGTGGAGCAGGTGGTAAGCCTACTGTTGCCGGAAGGACTGCAAGTGGTAACTCATCAGGTGGTGAAGGTGGCTACGGTGGAAGTGGAGCCGTAGGTGGTAATGCCGAATATGGTGGAGGCGGTGGCGGGGGAACTGCCACTGGTAACGCTATGGAAGGTGGTAGCTCTATCTTTGCTGCTGGTGGTGGTGGCTCCGGTGGAAGTAACGGAGGTGCACAACACGGTCGTGCTGGTGGAGCATGGAACTCATATACGGTAGGAACAGGCGGAGCGGCTGGCAGTTCAATAATAGGTGGGGCGGCTGGTGCTGGAACCGCTGGGACATCGAGGCTCTATGGATGCGGAGACGGTGGAGGCGGTGGCGCTGGAGTTCAAAATTCGGCGGCTGGTGATTTTGTTGGTGGTGCTGGCGGTGACGGCGGTACGCCCGGCGCTGGCGGTGGTGGCGGTGGTATGGGAAATGGTGACCCGGGCGGCGCTGGCGGCAAAGGTGCGAGAGGGGAGGTGCGTATATGGGTGCTTTAGTATCAGCTAATAATGACCCCAATTCTTCTGGACTAATTAAGGAAAAACCTAATGTTGAAGTATTTATATCTAATGGAACATGGAACGCACCACTTGGACACACAAAGATATTTATTGAGGCGATAGGCGGTGGTGGTTCTTCACCGGGATGTGGAAATGATGGTGGCGGAAGTGGGGGCGGTGGAGCTTGCGCTCGTGGATGGTTTGCGGTTGAAGCAGTTGGAGCAACATTAGCTGTGGTAGTTGGAGCAACTGCTTCAGGCGGTACGGGCAACAACGGAACAGAAGGCGGTGCTGGCACTACTGGCAACACATCCTCTGTCCAGATTCCATCCGGTGACTATATTCTCAAAGCATATGGCGGTGGAAAGGGTGGTACGAATAATGACAACTCGCCCGGCTCAGGTGGAGGTGGAGGCGGAACAGGGGGCACTGGCACTGATGGAGCCTCTGGAAGCTATGGCGTGAATACTACAGCTGGCGGTGCTGGTGGGACACCTACATATGCTAGCCGTACAACTTCGGGTGGTGGGACTACCACTGGCGATTCTGCTGGCGGTGAAGGTGCTTGGGGCGCAGTACCCATGACAAATGGCTCTAACGCTGAATACGGTGGGGGCGGTGGTGCAGGTAGATATAGTGGAACTGGCGGCTCAAGTATTTTTGGAGGCGGTGCTGGTGGCGCTCACGCCTCAATAGGCGGCTCGTTTGGAAGTTACGTAGCTGGGGGAGGAGGAGCAATTGGAACTTCTGGTAGCACTACAGGTAGCGATGGTAAATCACGAACTGGTTACGGATGTGGAGACGGCGGTGGTGGGGGTTATGCCGTAGTCCAAACTGACGGTGGCAACGGTGGAGTACCCGGCGGTGGGGGCGGGGGCGGTTCCTATCATGGGCATGGCGGTGGTTCTGGTGCGGCTGGCGGAGACGGCGGCGATGGTGGGCGTGGAGAAGTACGAATATTTAGTTGGTAGGTGAGTATGGCAGTAGTAAGTAAAGCAATAGTAAGAGATAGTGATGGACTGGTTCTCAACGTATGTGCGATTGAGGAAAGTAAAACAGAGTGGCCTAATGCTGGTGAAAGCCTTGTTGATTTTCGTGTTAATTGTGAGATTGGTGCGACATGGAATGGTTCTGCGTTTACTAGAGCGCCAGCAAGAGAAGTGACTAGGACAGAGGTTTTAATGGGTGCATGTATGACTACTAAGAAAGTGGATAGAGATAATGGAACTGAAGAGAATTTCTATCTAGTAGATAAAACTGCTGATGAAATTGCGGCAGAGAAAACAGAGTTAGCCGCACTACTTAAAACTGCCCATGAAGCAGGAGATTTATCTTATGAAGAATTAAATATGCGGGTAAGATTAAATATTGAGGGATATTAAACTAATATACTATCAAAGATTACGTTAAAAATGATATAATATATTAATCTTTGGAGGGAAAGGGAATGGCAGATATCAATATACAGCAGGATTTGGCACAGGTTAATTCACAAATAGAGGCAATGGTAGGCCAATTAACTAAATTAAACACTGAAAGAGAGAGTTTAACTCAGCAAATACATAATTTAAATGGAATTGCTATGTATTTAAGAGGTAAATTAGGAGAAAATGCCCCTAGTGAGTCAGATTCTTCTGAAATTACTAATGATACTGACGATTCTTAGGATGTTTGGATGATTGTTTGGAACTCATTCTATATTTGGGATAATAGTGCTACTGCATACGTAGACTATGAATATGCTGCTTCAGATATACCAGGAGCATCTGTTAATTTAATGGGTCAAACTACTGATAAGCTCTATTTGGGGCTTGATCGTAAATTCTATGCTGTATTTTTTGAATTAGATACAGCAGGAGACTATGGAACTCTACTAGATTGGGAGTATTGGAATGGTTCTGCATGGGCTAATCTCCCGGTTTCTCGTAATTATGTTCTTAATGCAGCTTCTGGCGTATTACAATTCAGATCACCGTCTAATTGGGATACTACCACTCTCACTGGTAAAGAAAGTGGTAACAGCGGCTTAAAGACAGAGGATACCTCTGCCGGAACTGCCAAGTATTGGATAAGGGTAGCTGCTTCAGCAGTCACTACTGTGGGTACAATGAAGCGTTCATTCCCATTTCCCAATTATGGATATACTACTCCTACTCGTATAGCCGAATTTTTACAGTTAAGGCAGGACTTTTCTACTAGTACGTCCCCAAGTAAGTCTGAAATAGAGAGAGTTATAGAAAGAGTCGAAAGTAGAATAGATAGATACTCTACTAATTCATGGAAACCTAATTTTAGACAAGATGAAATGTATGAATTTAGTAGATATGGCATAGTTTTGAAGCGTCAGCCTGTTATGAAGCTGATTGAAATGGCCATATGGGACGGAAGTGATTACAATGTAATGCTTGAAGGTAGAGCTCAGGACTATTTTGTTGACGAGAAGACCGGAATTGTACCGTTAACTAGATTATTAAGTATTCCGTTTACTTATACTAGATCTGCTATCTATACATGGGGCTTTGGAGAGTTCAAAAGGGCTGTCCGGATGAATTATGTATGGGGAAGGGACTTTGATGAGGATATAGCGTCTGGACAAGTTGAAGATATTACCACTAAATTAGCTTCAGCTGACATAATTTCTAATTATGACTACACAACTATGGTTCCTCAAGGCACTGATAGGTTCTCATTAGATCAAAAAGTTTCTTATTGGCGTGAATATGCGGATGAGAGACTGGAAGAACTACGCAGTGTTCGTCTCTGGGTGCCGTAATGACATCATTAACGTATACACCTAGATTTAAGTCATCTGAATTGGTAGCTAATTTAGTGGATTCCTATTGGGACACTAAAGGTGGCAATGTACCGAAGCCTACTATTATAGAAAAACCTTATGAAGATGCCCAACGGCTAGATATACGTAACACTGGGGATCATTGTATAGTCAGTTTAGAAGGCGTAACAGAGAATTTTATAACTCTTGGGTTTCAACATTTAACTATTGAGGCTAATATTTTAGTAGAATTTAATACATTTACGTCTAGACAGCGAATGTATGACCATATTGATGAAGTTCGTAGGATTTTATTAGCAAAAAGATTTGATCCTACTGATTATTTACTAGACGGGTTTGAGGGATACGCAGACAGTACAGCAGTAAACGCTACTTGGGGAGATACAACTGATAACTCCACTATGACTCTACTTACTTCTGCTAGACAGTATGGAACTAATTCTATAAGAATAGTTGTAGGCTCTGGAGGCGCTGGCGAGGCATATAGGGCATTTCCTACAACTTTTACAGTAAAACCCTACCCAAGACGTTTACAACAGGTGAAGTTTTTTGCTAAGATTGATAGCAGTTCAGATGTTATAGGTGTAACACTTAGAGATGCGTCTAACAGGACTGGACTTTATCGTACTTGGAATGTAACAGTAGATAGTACTTCGTTTACTGAATTTTTAATAGACATAACGTCTACTGCTGATGCATCTAATGGTACTTGGGACCCTACATTGATAGATGAAATAGCGTTTACATCATTAGCGGCAAATAGAACTTTTGATATAGATCATATAGATTTGTCTACTTCAGAGTTTCAATTTGCTGAATATAAGGGTTTTAAGGAAAATACTAATAATTTTCAATATTGGAGTTCTAGTTTAAGGGCTACTCTTAAAGCTCATGGCGAAACTATATCGGAGTTGTCTTAAAGTGATAGGAATTGATGAAACAAAGGCTGAGGCGGCTATAGAGCAACTTAAAGTACCGTTAGCTGAGGCAGTTTTACAGGAAATGTCAACTAGAATTAGGGCAGCGGCTGATGCTGTTGCATTGGAATTTGCTGATCCTTTGATTCAAAAAATTGATGATATTGATTCCTTATATGAAATTAGTAATTCTGAGGCTAGGTTAACTTTTAAGATTTTTCTAGGTGAGCTAATAGGGAAATATACTCAAAGAGTAAGAAAATTTAGACGTAATAATAGTACTGTTAAACCACATACCCGTAATTATACTGGACAAAGACCTTGGCAATTAAGTGATGGGAGTTGGATTGTTGCAGATAAAATTCCTGAAGAACTTTTTAAATCTGAGATAATAAAACGTCTTGGTCTATAACAAAGGAGAATTGAATGCCTAATAGATTTAGAGCCGATTTAGTTGACGTTGCATGGGGGGAAGAAGAAACCTATGGGGAAAATCCCATAGCAAATTCCCCAGCTATAACTGCTCTCGCCCTAAACGTAGGACAGACTACTACAGCTAATGAGCTATGGGGACAATGGGGTTTGGTTACTGGTGGAGTTGATTTACCTACTCCGACTTTTGAATGGGCACCATTCTTTGGCGTAGGTGTTCAAGGTCGGAACATGCTATTTCCGATACAGGGACGTGAACGTCTAGAGGGTCGATTAGGGGGAGTCCTCTTCTGTCATGATTCCAGTAGATTGTTTATGGAACAGTGTTTAGGATTAGCATTTAATGGAATGAACAGGATGAATGCCGCCGGTGCGGCTGTAGCTACTGATACAACTGTTCTAAAATATATTCCTACTACTGGAAGTATTAGTATGGTGGTGACATCAAGTTCTGTGATTTGTACAGTAGCCAGTGATGTTTATTCGCATGTAAAGCCAGCTGATGGTGATGATCCATGTAAATATATAGTTATATTTAATGATCTTGTTAATACTGAGCCTGATAGATTAAGGGATACTTGGGCATATGTTGGATTTAACTCAGGTGATACTACTTTTCAATGTTTTAGAGATAGGGATCAGACTCAGCCAGGATTTAATGGCCCTCAGCCTCCTATAGTGTCGGTAGCTGCTACTAATCAATATAGTTTTCACTCCATAGAAAGAGCTGCATACAATGAGACATCGCAGAGTCTTGGAGTTACTGCTGATAGGTCGGAGGCAAACGGAGTTATAATAAGACCTACTATAGTTCAGCCATCTTTTATGATTGCGGCTAGATTTAGGGCAGATGATGGTAGCAACTTTGTCACCAACTA